TGAAGGATATATCACAATTAAGATAAATGGTACAGATAAGAAACTTTATTACTACCTGAGGCATTACCAGCACACGAAACTATAAAGTTTGCGTCACCAGTAAATGTATGTATTTTAAAATCACCTGATGTAGTGACTGTGCCGCCTGTAGCAGTCACATATTTTGAAGTGAGATTAGCAACATTACTTTCATTTGTAAATAACCAACCTTTTGTTGAATCAATGTAAACTAGTGTTAGAGAAGCACGATTTGTGTCTATTACAGCGTCAACAGCAACACCTTGTATGTTGTGACTATTTCTTTGAATAGTAAGATTATTTGTACCAAAGTTAGCAGCATAATCTTTGATTGATACCATATCTCCTGCACTTGCACTTGCAGGTAATTTTACAAGACCAGCAGCACTTGAATTATTTACGAAATATCCTCTACCTGCAACCATAGTAGTGACTGTACTTCCGTCTGATACAACGACTGCTTGCCATTGAACAGGCGGTACAGTACCACTTGCACCTAGTGCTATTGACTGTCCGTTTACTGTAATACTTGAATTTGATAATTTTGCATTAGCGATTGAACCCGCTAATTTTGCACTTGTTATAGTACCAGGTGCGATATCTGCCGCTGCTACTGAACAATCTACTAAACCTTTTGTGCCTATCTGATCTACTGCCATAATACTATTTATACCCCTTATGATCCTTCTTGATATCTATATCTTAAAACTACTATACCTGAACCACCATTCGAACCTGCGGCACCTGAACCAGTTGCACCACCGCCACCGCCTCCTCTATTTGCTGTGCCTGCTGTACTTGCTTGTGGTGTTGAAGGTCCGCCACCAGTACCACCTCCGCCTGGACCACCGGCACCAGGACCACAAGGTGAACCGCCACCGCCACCACCTGCATAAGTGACTGACGAAGCAGTTATTGAGTTTGCAGTACCATTACCCCCATTACCTCCAGCATTAGAAGCATCGGGACCTGGTGTGCCTGCAGTAGCAGCACCGCCGCCACCTCCACCACCATCACCACCCGAAGGTGGGTATGGCGCACCATTACCACCATTGTTGCCTTGAGGTGGACTTACTGGCGGTGTATTACCTGTACCACCTGTTTTAGTGCTGCCACCTTTGGCACCACCGCCACCTGATCCGCCATTTTGGCCTGCACCGTATGAACCGTTTGCGTCTGAACCACCTCCACCTCCCCCAGCAGATGTGATCGTACTAAAAACTGAATTTGAACCGTTGCCACCATAATTGTTTGCTGGTGGACCTTTACCTGCACCGCCACCACCTACTGTGATAGGATAAGTTGTTGCTGATGATAATGTTAAACCACAACCAGGAAAATCATGTCTGAATCCTCCTGCACCACCACCACCAGAGTTATCACAACCTCCGCCACCACCACCGGCGACTACAAGATATTGAACTTTATTTGTACTACCAGTACCAACACCATTTGCTAAAGTAGAAACAATAAAGTTTCCACTACCAGTGAATGTGTGTATCTTATCATTACCTGATGTTGTGATCGTACCACCTGTCGCAGTTAGATATTGGGGTCCTTGTAAATTTCCTACATTGTGTTCATCTGTGAATAACCAACCTTTTGTACTATCTACATAAACTAAAACAACACTAGCACGATCAGTTTCTAATATTGCGTCAGCAGCAGTACCTTGTATGTTGTGACTATTTCTTTGTATTGTTAAATTATTAGTGCCAAAGTTTTCTGAATAATCTTTTATTGCAATTGTATCACCTCGTGAAGCACTCGCAGGTAATTTTACTAAACCTGCAGCACTAGCGTTATCTACGAAATAACCACGACCTGCGACCATAGTAGTCACAGTAGAACCGTCTGATGTAATCTTTGATTGCCAATCTTGTAAATTAAGAGCGTTATCAGAACCACCTAGTGATATTGCCTCACCACCTATTGTGATTGTGGTATTTGCTAGTTTATCATTACCTATAGAACCTGCTAGTTTTGCATTAGTAATAGTGCCAGGGGCAAAATCTGCTGCCGCTACTGAGCAATCTACAATGCCTCTAGAACCTATCTTAGAAATCGCCATGAAACTATTTATAATTTATGATACACTTATATCCCAAGATATTATTCTTTTAATTTTCTTACTTTCATTAGGTGGACTAAAATGTTGAATAAATTGAGGTACTACAACGATTGTGCCTTCTTGTACTGGTATAGGATAATATACTGTTCTATCAGATACATAATCATTCCAAGGTTGCATATAGTTTGTCATAGGTGCGTCTTTAGGTTGATCAAGATATAATATACCCGATAGACCTGTTGAACCGTGATTATGTACAGAATGATAATCACCTTTCTTATAACTTACTGACCATGCGTCATCTATTCTAATATCTCTTTGAAGTTTATCAGATAACATTGTTAATTCTTCTTCTAGTATAACAATTAAATCTTCTTTAAATTGAATACGAGGCGATTGTCTGTTTGTAGAAAAAGTTTGTATGCCATGTTTACTTTCAGGATGTCTTTTACATAGTGATTGTAATTTCTTTTTCTTTTCTTTAAAGTTTATAGTAGGTATTGTCCAATAAGGTATATTGAACATTGTCTCTTGAATCATTCTTCTTCTCCTGCACCACTAATTATGCTCATGACAGTATCAAAATTTTCTTCTACTGTCCAACTATTATCAGGCGTCCATAGTGTTGTATGTTTACCCTCATCAGATTTCATTACATCTTCAAAAATAGATTGTACTTTTGTTATGTCGATTGCAAGTTTTTTACCTTCAAAAGGTGCACTTGCATTTGTAAATATTCTAAACTTCATTATATACTCCTAAAAATAAGTTTCTGGTAATTGTTTTCTGTTCATTATTCTTAAATTTCCTGATACACTTACTCTTGTACAATCAGATTTATATGGTAAAACCCAATGTTGTAGTAATGCAGGAAAAATATACATATCACCTGTTTGAGGTAATATTGCATGACCTGTTGTTGCCCATGGTGGGCGTGACATAGTGCCATATTCAAATTGCAAAGAACCTGGTTTTGTTCCTGTGCCTTCAAACTCTTTTATTTCTTTTTCTATTTCTTCAGGTACATCTACAAATATAACAAAAGAAAAATCACCACCATGTGTATGTAAAGGATTAAAATCACCTGGTCTCATAAAGTTAACCCATAAATCATCATATGCAATATGCACTTCTCTTTTTTCTAAACCGTGATATTCTAAATGACCTTGTCTATATGCGTCAAAAATAGGGGATACTTGTTTATAAAACCAATCTGTGGTTTCATCATTATACTTGACTTGTCTTTTTACATGACCTGCAAGTTTCTTGTGATAAGATTCTAAATCTTTCTTACCGTCTTCGTGTAGTCTTTCTATTATATGATTGTCTATCTTTGTTGATCCTACATAAGGACCCCAATGTAAATAACGCATATTAATATTTTTCATTTCAAATCACCTTTATATTATATAGTAGTCTAAAAAAAGACTATTATTGAGACTTGTATCTTATGATAACAATTCCTGAACCACCTGCAGCACCTGGCGCACTATTACCGCCTGACGCCCCACCAGCACCACCTCCTGTATTAGCAGAACCTGCATTACCGTTTTGTGTTGCTTGAGGTGTTGGTGAACCTTGAGTGACACCGTAACCACCAGCACCACCGCCACCTGAACCGCCTGCCGCTTGAACTGGTGCAAAAGGCGAAACACTTGGGTTATTCGAATAACGAGAACCCCCACCGCCGCCACCTGCTCGTGTGACATTTGAACCTGTTATAGTATTTGGTGAACCAGCGCCACCTGCACCTCCACCACCAGGAGATGAATCTCCATTACCAGCAGCGCCACCTGCACCGCCACCACCTCCACTTGTTGCTTGAGGAGTAGGTCCTGTGCCTGTGCCACCATTATTACCTTGTGAAGGACTTACTGGAGGTGTGTTGCCTGAACCACCTGATGTGCCTGGTCCACTTGCACCCCCACCTGATCCGCCATCACTACCATTTGTGACTTCTTTACCACCTTTACCACCACCAGTAGATGTAATTGTTGAGAAAACTGAATTTGATCCATTACCAGCACAGTTTGCAAAAGCGTTTGGCGCCCCAGCAGTACCACCTGCACCTACTGTAATAGGATATGTTTGAACTGATACAGGAAAAGCACCTGCATTACAACCAGGACTAGGAAAAGATGTTCTATGACCACCTGCACCTCCGCCACCGCCACCTGATCCGCCACCACCAGCGACTACTAAGTAATCTACTGCTGTTGACCCAGCAGGTAAACCTGCGTTTGATACGACAAAGTTTCCATCACCTGTAAATGTGTGAACTCTAAAATCTCCTGTTGTTGTGACTGTGCCACCTGTTGCCTCTACAAAAGGTGTTTGTAAAGAAGTAATATTACTTTCATTATAATACAACCAACCTTTTGTTGCGTCAACATATACTAATCTGATTGACGCTTTATCTGTTTTTAATAAACCATTAGCAGTATTACCTTGTATCTTATGACCATTGCGATTAATTGTCACACCATTTGAACCAAATGTGCCTGCATAATCTTTTATTGCGATATAATGACCTGCACTTGCACTACTAGGTAATGTGACTGTGTGTGTTGCTGATGATGTATCTATAAAATAACCACGACCTGAAACCATTGTAGTCGTTGTAGATCCGTCTGCTGTTATAACTGCTTGCCAATCTATAGTTGGCACACTACCTGAAGCACCTAATGTTATTGATTGACCACCAACTGTTATAGCACTATTTGCCAATTTAGCGTTTGCAATAGAACCTGCAAGTTTTGCTGTTGCGATAGAACCTGGTGCAATATCTGCTGTTCTTAATGTTCCGTCATCAATCTTTGCTGCTGTGACTGAACTATCTGTTAAACCTGATGTTGTGACTTTAGTTATTGCCATTTTTATCCTGACTGATACTTATATCTTACTATTACTACGCCTGAACCTCCAGCGCCGCCTGGGTTAGAACTACCACCACAGAATCCTGGTGAACTACCTGCACCTCCACCGCCCCCTTTATTAGCAGAACCAGCGTTGCCTGCAGTATTTCCTGATGGACCTGAAGCACCTCCGCCACCAGGACCAGCAGAACCTTGATCATATGAAACTCCGTGTATCGCACAAGCAGTACCACCGCCACCACCAGCATATCCTACAGGAGAACCTGTGATATGAGTAGTTGCACCGTTACCGCCATTACCAGCAACACCAGAACCTCCAGCAGAACCACCGTTACCGCCAGCGCCTCCACCACCACCTGAACCTGGTGTGTTAGTCGCATAATTACCTTGACCACCTGGATTGCCTTGTGATGGACTCACGGGTGGTGTATTACCTGCACCAACAACTGCTCTTGGAGGTGGACTACTATTTTGTCCTGCACCACCGCCTGAACCACCAGCGCCGCCGTCTGCAACTGGATTAGGTTGAGCGTCTCCTTGTTTTGCACCAGAACCGCCACCGGCAGATGTGATTGTACTAAAAACTGAATTTGAACCTGCGTTTCCTCTACTACTACCAGGATGTGGACTACCACCTGCACCACCGCCACCTACTGTGACTGGATAAGAACCAGGCGAAGCAGAAACAGTTAAACCTGCTGGTGCGTTTAGAGGAGAAACTGTGTATGAAGATTTAGGTGCGTCTTTACCTTCTCTAAATCCTCCAGCACCACCACCGGCGCCACCAGCGCCTGCACCTGAACCACCACCTGCAATGACTAGATATGAAACTTTATCCCCACCACCAGCAGAATTACCTACTGACGCAACAGAGAAAGTGCCATCACCTGTGAAAGTGTGTATCTTATCATTACCTGAAGTTGTGACTGTGCCACCTGTAGCAGATGTGAATGTTGCTTTTTGTAGATCAGAAACATCATGTTCGTCTGTGAATAACCAACCTTTTGTACTATCTACATAAACCATTGTGACTGACTTACGATTAGTTTTTAATAAACTATCAGCAGCAAGACCTTGTATGTTATGACTATTTCTTTGTACTGTCGTATTATTAGTGCCAAAATTACCAGCATAATCTTTAATAATAATTGTATCACCTCTAGAAGCACTCGCAGGTAATTTTACTAAACCAGCAGCACTAGAGTTATCTACAAAATATCCTTGACCTGCAACCATTGTAGTCACAGTAGAACCATCAGAAGTAATCTTTGATTGCCAATCTACATCAACACCTACAGTATGTGAACCACCCAAAGAAACTGAGGTTCCTCTAATTGTTATTGCTGAGTTTGCTAATTTTGCATTTGTGATTGCGTCATCTGCTAATCTATCTGACGCTACATTACAATCAGGAAAGTCTGCGGCAACAAGAACTCCGTCAGCAACTTTTGCTGCTGTGACAGCACTTGAATCTAATGCGTTTTTAGGAAGTTTCGTTATTGCCATATGACTATTTATATCAATTGATAGTGAGTTGATAAATTTACAAGAAACCCACTATTTTTGTTTGTTTCAATATAATGTTCAATATCTGAACTAAACAATATAAATTGATTATATTTTATCTCTTGTTTCCACAATCTATGTTTATTTCTACCATCATCATATTTAAATATCACATTACATGGTTCTGGTGTTTCTGATACACAATATAAACAAGATATATCTGGTGAGTTTTCTAAATCCCATGGATTTACATGATTATGATAATTAATATTTTCACCTGATTGTTGAATGATTGCTCGAACATTTAAATCTGTTTTAGTTGGAGGAACAAGTGTTCTACCATGCAATTCTCTAAAATGATCTCTTATGTAATCAAAGAACCATTGTATGTGTTGATGATACGGTAAAGCGATATAATCATCTAAATGCCAAAATTGATCGTCTGTAAGTTTGTTTTCTAAACTAAAATTAGTTAAACAATGATTTTCAATTAGTTTTGGTTTTAAAAATGAGATATCACTTACCGTACCTGCGACTAAAAATTTTTCGCTTAAAAGTATTTTTTCCATAACAACACCATAACAATCTTATTGTGCAGCCCAAGATTTAGATGAACTATTCCATTCATATACTTTTGAAGTATCTGAACTTGCAGGTCTAGTTGCTTCCCAACCTTTTGCATTGTTTGCTTGATATGCTGCTTCATCCCAATAGATACTATATCTTTGAGTTGAACTATCTGTTTCTGTATAAGTCTCTACAGTTGGATAAGTTATTGGTGCATCCCAACCAGCAGTTGATGTATTCTTCGACCAACTAGTATATGGTTGTGGACCAAAAAATAATTGATTATCTTCATCCCATGAGTAACCTACACCTGCATAGTTGCCTCTAAATGCTTTTGATTGATCACTAGACAGATTGCCATCAGCGTCATAGTGTTTTCCACCTCTAGTGTTATAAGATGTTTGAATCCACATTTGGGCAGGCCATCCGTGTATCTCTTGTAATCTTTGTTGACCTACTGATTCATCTTCTTGATTATCAGCATTCAACATATCACTATTATTCAAAACATGAACAGCGATTACTTTACCGTTCACACCTAGTTTTGCAAAATGTGCCATTTTATTCTCCTTTTAATTATGAACTACCTCTCACAAGTCAGTCCAATATTATACTAAACTATTTATTGAAACTTGTATCTAATAATGACAACACCTGAACCACCAGCAGAACCTGCCTGTGCCCC